GAATGTACATACCATGCTGACACTACACAATCAACTCTTTTGAAGGAAATGAAAAATGGCTCTCCCAAATAAGGTTTTACCCGGATTTAGTGCAGCACTATGGATGCAAACTGGCGCTACACCAACTCCTTTGACTGTTACTCAATTGTCCACTTGGACTGCTGAAGTTCAAAACATTGTTGGCACTACTGCTGGCGGTTCAGGCTCTGCTGGCGAAATTGTCCCTGTCGAAGCAATCCCTGCTTTTGGTCAAGACGATGCAAGCGCAAACTTCGGTGTGGCTGGTTCGCGTCAATCGGACATCATCCCAACCCAAAGCAAACCCACTAGCATGACCATCAACGCAGCATGGAATCCTAGCGACCCTGCTTTGTTGTTGATTCGTGGTGATGCTTACAACGGCACAATTGACCGCACCTATGTGATTTCGGCTTACGATGGCGCAAACGTGGTAGCTTACGCTTTCAATGGTCGTGTTGGTGAATTCAAAATCGAAACTGCACCCAATGCAGAAGCGAAATGCACATTCACTATTCACCCTCGCGGCAACCAATACGGTTGGTCAAACAACACATAATCAAACGCCCTTCGGGGCGTTTTTCACATCACATGGAAATCAAAACAAACAATGACCTGCTGAAATACATTACCGAACGCGCCGAAAGCGGCGAAAAACAATGGTTCGGAAGATTGCAGCAGCGCACGGCAGGGGTAAATTTAGCGTATGAAATTGCGCGAAATCATGCCGACAAAATGACACCCGAGCAAATCGCGCAATACGTTGTTGATTTAAACAACCAGATTTTCAAAAAAATCGTGGTCGGGTGACGTATGGCTGGCACAACCATCAGTCTTAAATGGGAAGGTTTCAAAGAATTTGAAACTTTGCTGGATGAGATCAAAGACGATTTCAGCGAAAAAGACAGCAAAAAGATTTTGCAAAATGCTTGTCGTGCTGCAATGCAACCCGTTTTGGCAACGTCTAAATCTTTGTTAGAAACGCATGGCAACGTAGACACGGGGCAATTGTTGGCATCGTTGCGCCTAGAAGCTAGAAAACCAAACGGCAAAGACAAACATTCGGTGTACACCACACCAACCATGATTATGATTTCGCGGGTAACTGTCGCTCCCGGAAACAGGTTTTACCCTGATGATGACTTAGGTCATAAATCTAAGTTGTTCAAAAAAGAATTCAAAAATAAAAAAACGGGCAAAAAAGAGCATATGCACTCTGACGCTCGGGCTTTTGCCATAGAATTTGGCACAGCGAAATGGGAAAAAGGTGAAGGAAGACCATTTATCCGACCTGCGCTAGAAAGCAACGCTCAAAAAGTCACCAACAGTTTGGCTGACGCTTTGAAACAAGCCCTTGAAAAATATCGTTCAAAACACATGAAAGCATAAAAAATGACATTACAAAACGCCTTTGGTTCAAACTTTTCAAAAGACGCAATTCGCACACGCTCATTTGATTTTGGTGGACACACCTTCAAAGTCAAAGTGCCGTTGACGCTCGAAACAGAAGCCATGTTCGAGCGCATCAAAAAAATTGACGATGACTTGGCATACAAGTTCTATTCGGACATGGCAAAAGAATTCTTTGACAACAAAGAAAAATACACAACCGACCCTGACATTGAATTCAAAACCGATGACATCATGGTCAAAGGTTATTCATTGCGCGAGACATCCCGAAACAAAGTGATGACGCAAAACCGCGTGATTGAAATGTTCAAGTTGCTTGTGCCTGAAAACAAAGATTTTGATATGTCAACGATCAGTTACGCTGACATTGAGGAATTATTCCCGTTCACCGTGCAGCTTGAATTGGTTGAGGAAATCAGCAAAGTCATTTCTCCCAACTACTCGGCGGCGCGGGGAAAGTAACAGGGTCAATCCGTAGGCAAGTCAAAGCATATTTGCTTGCACACGGCACAGACCCTGCAAATCTTGACGAGGAAACATTCACAGACATAAGCATCATGTATGCCGATGGAATGATTGGAAACCGTGGGATTTTGGAAGTTCTTGGGACATTAACGGCAGGGCAGTTTAACAAAATGTTGCCCAAAGGAGCGTCACCATATACACTAGAAAAAATCATACCAAGAGCGCACGATTACTTGTACCCACCATTGGATGAGAAAACCAAAAAAGAACGAGTTTCTCAGTCTTTGTTGGCATTTGCAATGATGAGTCCAAATGCGCCGACACAGTTTTTCAAAGGTAAATAATGGCACAAATCATTGCTGGCTTAGGCGCTCAACTAGGACTTGATACCACCGAGTTCAAGAAAGGCATTGGCGAAGCCAAAAAATCTCTTACTGAATTGTCAGAATATTTGCCAGAAGCATTGTCGGCTGCGGCATTTATCGAAGCAACCAAAGCGGCAATGGAGTATGCCAATCAGGTTGTTGAAACTGCAAAAGCCAATGATATTTCAACGGCATCAGTTCTTGAATTGACAAAAGCCTTAAATGAAAACGGTGGAAGTGCGGAAGATGCCAGCAAACTTTACTCAGGGTTTTCAGTAAAAATTGAAGCTGCTGCACAAGGCAATGCCAAAGCGCAAGAATCATTTGCACGGCTTGGCGTGACTTTGAAAGATTTGCAAACAATGTCAGAGCAAGATTTGTTTGACAAAACGGTCAAAGGTCTTGCCAACATGAAAGATTCAGCCGAGCGTAATGGTTTGGCATTTCAAACGCTTGGCAAAGCAATTAGAGGCGTTGATTTAATTGGGCTTGCTAATACATTAAAAGAATCTAAAGGGTCAATGGATAAATACGCAAACGCAATTGAACAAGCCCATGCGTTGAGCGAAAAATTAAATGAAACAACTCGCACCATGAAAATGGAATTTGCCGATGCGTTTTTGCCAACCATGAATGCTTTGTACGACAGTTTTGTAAAAACTGGCAATGCAATTGAAAAAATGTTTGGTTATTTGAAAAAGGGAACTGAAATTGTTGGTGTTTTCATTGCAGCCATTGTTACTGCGGTTGAACACATCATCACAATTGTTGAATCAACTGCAAAAATGTTTTGGCATTTGACAACAGGTTTTGACAGTCTTAGCGACAAGTGGGAACAGGTAAAAAAAGATTTTTCTGATGGTGTTGCCGATTGGAAAGATGACGCTGCAAGTTATGCTGAATCTGTGCAAAAAATTATCAAAGCCAACGAAGATGTAACTGCACCCAAAAAAAATCAAGACATAAACAGACCAATCATTGACGCATTGCAAAAACAAAAAACTAAAGCGGAAGAAATTTCAAAAGTTTACGAAGCGCAAGCACAAGCAAATTATTTGACATTGACCGCACAACTTGCGGTAACAAACGCAACAAAAAATCAAAAAGAATTAGAAGATGCTTTGTTAAAAGTTGTGTTGGAAAAAAATAAAGTTGACGAGGAAATTCGCAAACAAGAAGATGAAGCAAGAGCCAGCGGCAAAAAAAATGCTCAAGAAATTATTGATGAGTTAGAAAAGCAACGGGTAAAAGTTGAACAAGTTTACGATGACATGATTGTCAAAACAAAAGACGCTGTGATTGCTAACCAACAATTGCGTGAAAGTTTTGGTTTTGGTTGGAATGAAGCATTTAACCAATACAAAGAAAACGCAATGACTGCTGCTGATTTTGGGCGACAAGCATTTACATCTATGACAAGTTCAATGACCAACGCATTGAATACGTTTGTAACAACTGGCAAGCTGAATTTTAAAAGCCTTATTACAAGCATGATTCAGGATATGCTGAAAGCGCAATTGCAAATGCAAGCTAGCAGTTTGTTTTCCAAAGCTGGAAGCGCACTTGGCATTGGCAGTTTGTTTAGCGGTGGAGGAGGTGGTAGCGGTTCAGTGGCTAACCTTGGCACAGCTACTGGCAGCGACATGATGCAAGCGTTTGCAGATGGTGGAGACCCTCCAGTTGGTCAAGCATCGTTGGTTGGCGAAGCAGGTCCTGAATTGTTTATTCCAAAAAGCGCAGGAACAATTATTCCGAACAACGCACTTGGAAATCTTGGTGGTGGTGGACAATCCATTTCATACAATGGCCCATACATTGCATCAATGCAAGCAATCGACACACAATCAGCAACGCAATTCTTAGCAAGAAACAAAACAGCGGTTTGGGCGGCTAATCAATCGGCGCAACGATCGTTGCCACAAAGTAGGTAAGACATGGCAAATTTAAACACAATCCTTGCTATTGCGGAAACGGTACACATCACTGACCAACGATTTGTTGGACAAGTGATTTCACGCAATCAAAGAATTTCAACATCGGAATTGTTAACCATTGTCCCTTTTCAATTTGAGTTCAAACCTAACAATTATTTGTTGTACAGCCAAAATCGTGGCTTGCTTGCAAATTTGCGTTACTACGACAAATCATTAACTCAATATTTAAATTTTGGAACAACGGGCTGGACAAATTACATCAATTACATGGGAGACATGACACCTTTGCAACTTGCAGCGTGTCAATGGCAAACTAGCAGTACTGCGAAAAACATGGTACTAGGAAATCTGCCATCAATTGCAGCAAACGCATACATTGTTCGTGCTGGTGATTTTTGTCAAGTTGATTTATACACTTACATTGCAACGCAAGATGTACAACGTGGGTCTAGTTCAACAGTAACAATTCCTGTACATCGAAATTTAATTAATGGACCTCTTGCGTCTGCAACCAATGCTGTCATTGGACAATACGGAACAACGGTTTCTATGGGCGGGAACACTTACACAGGTGTGACATTTCCTGTTATTTTGCAACAATACCCTAGCTACACACTTGTGCCGATGACCAATGATAGTTTTATATCTTGGGCATCAACATTTAAAGCATTTGAGGCTGTGTTATGACCGACATCCCACCATTAGACAATACAAACAATATTCGTTTTGCGGATTTTGTTCGTGTAGTAACACCAACTGGCACATATCGATTTGCCACAACAGCTTCTGCAATCACCGTGTTGGCGGTAGATTCGTCACCTTTTGACGGTTTGGGTTCATTGGTCAATGTTGGAGACATTCAACGTGACATCAAAAGCACAGCTAATCAAACCGCTGTCACATTGGTTGGTATTGATACATCGTTGTTGTCATGGGTTTTGTCGCAAAACGTCAAAGGTTCGCAAATTACGATGTGGAAAGGTTTTTTTGATACTTCAGGAAACCTAATCACAACAGGCGGTTCAGGTGGTTTGTATCAATACTTTTACGGCTTTATTAGCACGTTTCAAATTAGCGAACAATGGATGGAAGAAGCCCGTGCTTATGTTGGCACAATTTCCATCAATGCTTCAAACATACAAATGATTTTGCAAAACAGAACTGCTGGCAGATTCACCAATGATTCAAGCTGGCAATTTTTCAATGCAGGTGATACATCAATGAATCGAGTCGGTGCAATTTCAACTTTGTATTTTCCATTTGGAAAACAATAATGATACGTTTGGCAAACAAATTTGATAAAGAAAAGATCAAAGAATTTTTGGTGGGTTTTCACGAGCAAACCAAATACAGTTTGTCAATGCGTAAAGATAAATGGGATTTCACATTCATTGACCAGCAATTAGACAGAATTTTTGCTGGTGCAGGTTTTGTTTTGATTGCCGAAGATGGATTTTTGTGTGCTGTACGATCACCATGTTTTTGGATTCCAAATTTATGGACTTTACAAGAAACAATGTGGTTTGCTAAATCAAAAAAAACAAATGTAAAGTTGATAAAAAAATACATTGAAATTGGGAATGAAATGAAACAAAATCAACAAATTGAAGAATTTTATATTTCCAATTTTTCCGATGCCGATTTGTCTAAATTTGGCGCAAAAAAAATCTGTAATGATTGGGTTATGTAATGGCTGCTGTTATTGTCCCGTATTTAGTTGAAGCTGGAATGTCTGCGCTTGCCGCAGAGGTAACAGCATTTGCCGTGACATTGTTGGCATCTGCCGTTGTAGCAAAATTACTTTTGCCAACGCCTCCACAACAAGCGCAACAATTGATTACAGGTACAAATTTACAAGTTGCACCAGATACAAACAACAAATTGCCTGTTGTTTATGGAGATTGTTACATTGGAGGTGCTGTTACTGATGTGAGCATCACATCTAACAACCAACAATTGTTTTATGTTTTATCGCTTTGTGAAGTTACAGGCAATCAAACAAATCCAGACAACATTCAATTTGGCAAAGTATTTTATGGTGGCAAACTTTGCATATTTGATTCAGTAAATCCATACATTGTTACTGGTTTGCAAGATGTATCAACTGGAACAATTGACACATCAATCAATGGATATATCAACATCTATTTGTACAATAACGGTTCAAATAATCCAGTGAATTCAACAAAAACCGCTATTCAGATTATGCAATCAAGCGGGTTGACATACACATGGGACACTAGCAAAACAATGACCAATGCGGTTCTTGCAATTGTGCAATTAACGTATAACGCTAATGCTGGTGTGACTTCAATTCAGCAAACGCAATTTGAAATCAAAAATCCAAGGAACAGCGCAGGAGATGTTTTTTACGATTACTTGACCAACACAACGTATGGCGCAGCAATTCCAGCGGCACAAATTGACACAACAAGTTTGACTGCGTTAAACACCTATTGCAATCAAACCATCACTTACACAACTTATAGCGGCGGTACAGCGACACAGCCAAGATTTAAATTTAATGGACCTATTGATACCACCAATACAGTTTTGCAAAATTTGCAAGACATGACAAACTGCTGTGATTGTTTGTTGAAATACAACGAAATTTTTGGTATTTGGTCAATCATTGTTCAAACGCCAACGTATAACATTGTTATGGACATCAACGATTCCAACATGGTTTCGTCTTTGTCTATTACGTCAATGGACATTTCAAACACATACAACATTGCAGAATGTCAATTTCCAGATTTGACTTTAAACAGCGCATTTAACACCAGCGTAGTTGATCTTCATGTTGTTGACCCATCGTTGTTGTATCCCAATGAGCCTGTAAACAAACAAACGATTAAATTGCCTTTGGTCAACAATAACGTGCAAGCGCAAATGCTTGCTAATCGGTTTTTGAAAGCTGCACGTCTTGATTTGCAAGTTGCTTGCTCGGTTAATTACATTGGTTTGGAATTAGAAGCTGGCGACATTGTTACTGTTACCAATGCAATTTATGGTTGGACTGCCAAACCTTTTCGCATTATCAAAACTGTGCAAAAAATTGCCGCTGATGGTGCAATCACTGTTGATTTGACTTTGCAAAATTACAATGCAACCGTTTTTAACGATGCTTCAATCACGCAATTTACACCTTCACCCAATACAGGATTGCCTAACCCAAATATTTTTGGAACGATACCTGCTCCAACAATTTCAAACATTTCTCCAATTGCAGCGATTCCAACTTTTAATGTCAATTTGACAACAAGCACACAAGGGATTGTGCAATATGTTGAAGTTTGGTATTCGGCGTTTTCATCTCCATTGCCCACACAGCGCATTTTTGCTGGAACAAGTGCCGTTCAATCTGATGGCAACCCTTACGGCAACAACGTGGCTTTACCTGCTGTTATTTTGTCTGGCATACCCGCTGGTAATTGGTATTTCTTTTCAAGAATGGTCAACAGTTTGACAACATCGTCATTTAGTCCTGCAAGCGCAGTTTTAAATTGGCGACCATTAACCTTTCAATTTGCAGAGCGTTATTTAAGCGTTGCGTATGCCACAAGTAGCACAGGTGCAGGATTTACAAGCAATCCTCGTGGTGCAACATATTTTGGATTGGCAAACAGTAACATTGCGTCTTTTGACCCAACACAATCTGATTATCTTTGGTATCCAGCAAACCCTGTTTTTGGCACAAGCAACTATTTGTTGTTCAACAACCGTGGCAACAATTTGGTAAGTTTTGCAACGGGTGCTGCTGCACAAGCCAGCGGGTCGGCTCAATTTGTGCCTACTAACACAGCCATTTATGACCCATCAACTTGGCAAGCATTGCAAGACGGTTTCAACATCATTGATTTAAATTATCGATCTGGTCAACTTATCCAAACAGGCACAACAACTGTGGGTACGGGTGAAATTGCAATTTCCAACAATCCACAAGGACAAGTGGTTGCATCTTTAGCGCAATTGCTAACCTTTCCCGGAGGTGCTTACACGAAGACATCTTCAGTTGCTCAATTGACAATTGACATCTATGGTCGTGTTGTTGGGTTTGCCGCGCCTGATTCGTTTTATTACACAATGACAGCTTTCAATGCGTCAAGCGGTCAAACTGTGTTTAGTGTTACTCGCGGCTCTGAATATGTCACAGGCAATTGTTGGGTAATGCGTAATGGTTTGTTGCTTGATACATCAAACTATACCGATGGGGCAAGTTCGGTTACTTTAGCAACAGGTGTTGTTGCGGGTGACATTGTGACAATAATTTCTTTTGCTTCGGTTAATTCGTCAAGTGCTACATACAATTCATTCATAAGAAACACCGTTTCTCTTTTAAATCAATCATCTTATACAGCATCAGGGTTTACGCTGAACAGCGGCAATGAATTGTTGTTTTTGAATGGCACAGTAATTAACGCACAGGATTACAACATTTCTGGTCAAACAATCACTTTTGTCAATTCTGTCAGTGGTGATTTACAAGTTATTCAATGGACAAACAACAACCTTGGAGTACCTAACGGTACGCCTGTGAACGTAGATGCTTACACAATCACAGGTCAATCAATTTATTCGTTTACGTTTGACCCAAATGCTTTCAACCTTTGGGATAATGGCGTATTATTGCTGGAAACGGTGGATTATTCGGTTTCAACTGGAACGTACACGCTGGCACAAACACCCATCACAAACACAAACATTTTGGTTCAACAAACTTTTAGTAGGACAGGTGCAGTATGACGCAAGCCTTAAATTTGGCATTACTTGCCAATAACGTCAATAGTTCGGGGCAGCTTAACGGCGCAACTGGGCTATACGGAACAATTCCATTAACCAATTTTCCAACTGTTACGCCAGCTTACGGCGGTTTAGGAACAACTGGCACACCCACAAACGGTCAAGTGCCAATTGGTAATGGAACAAACTTCACGTTATCAACATTAACGGCTGGCACGGGAATCAACATTACCAATTCATCTGGTGGTATTTCTATTGCTGCAACTGGCACTAGTGGATTTCCCGGAGTATTGGGTCAAGCGTTCACATCGAATGGAACATTTACCATCCCAACAGGCGTGACAGCGTTGAAAGTTTCTGTCACTGGCGGCGGTGGAGGCGGTGGAGCGGCAACTGGAGCTGGGGGTGGCGCAGGAGCAACTGCAATTTCTTACCTAACAGGTTTAACTGCTGGAAACACTTTAAGTGTTACTG